AGATCGGCGTAACGGTTGCGCAAGTGCGCATTTTGCGCGTTCTTGGTTGCGTTGGTCATTTCGGATTGAGCGACCGCTAAAGCGGCGGCCAATGTTTCGGGTTTGGTTTTTGTCGGCATGGTTGCTGTTCCTTGCGTTTGGGTTGATCTGACTTGCGAATCATAACGAAGCGGCATAACCTTGGCAAGCATACAAGAGGCACCAATGGAACCAAAACAAAACAAAACGCTTGGCGAAACGCTTTTGGAAGTCAGAACGCAAAACGGCAAAACGCAGGTCGGATTGGCCGCGGCGTTGTCGCATTTTGTCGGGTTTTCGCAGGGTCGGATCTCGCGTTTGGAACGCGGATTGTGGACGCCGGACGCCGGGCAATTTGAACAATTGATCGCGGCGTTGGAATGCACCGAACAACAAGCGCGCGAATTGCGGCAAGCGGCCAGCATTAACGCCCAAAGGCGCGCCGATGTTGCGTGACGATTGGGTTTTGATACACGCGGACACCGTCGAGATCGAACCGGTAGCCAAGGGCCGCCCGCGCACGTTTAAGCGCGGCAACGTGACCCGGACCGTAACACCGGAAAAAACCCGAAAGTTTGAAGACAAATTGGCCTGGCTGTTGGCGGGCGCGTTGACTTTGCGACGGTTGAAAAAGATCGACAAGGGAGAACCGGTCGGCGTTTCGATTTTGTGTGTACACCAACGCCCAAAATACAAATGCCGCGCAAGTTCGCCGCCGGGTTTGGTATGGAAGACCACCAAACCGGACAGCGACAATTTGGCCAAATCGGTAATTGATGCGCTGGTAAAGTCTGGCATTTTGGACGATGACGCGCAGATCGTTTGGCATGAATGCGGCAAATGCGAAAGCGAGTACGACCACGAAACAAAGACGGCAAAACCCGGCCGCATTTCGATCGAGCTGTTCGGGCTCCGCAAGGACGGCAAACAATGAACGACCGTTGGCACCCGGCGCCGCAATCGTTGATCGATGCGGCATTGTCGGAGCGTTTTAGCAAAACCTCACCGGCGCCCGATGTGGTGGGCTTTTTGGCGGTGTTTGCTCGGCTCGGCACGCCGTCACCGTGGACCGCGCGAAGGCTTGCAGATTGGGCCGGTTGGTCGCGTTGGAAAGCGTCCCAAACGATACAAGCGGCCAAAGATTGGAAAAAACAGTGGACCAATTCCGGCCACTCGTCACAACAGGCAAGCGGCCACCAAAACCCAACAACGGCGCAACCTTACGAAGACAAACCAGCCACTTTCCGGCCAGATTCCGGCAAAAAACAGCCATCACGCGCGCGGATTACAGAAACAATACACAACAGTACATCTGTAGATCTATCTAAAGATAGATCGTTCGTTAGTGAGTTTGAAAACGGTTTGGGCTCGGGGGTTGCTGTTCCCTTCGACGCTCCCGGCTTGGCGGCACCGGAACCAAACGCCGCCACACCCGCAAAGAAAGCCGATCGGTTGAAGTATGCGGATTTGTGGGCGGAAATGGAACAGATCAGATTGGCGCACGTACCCAACGCCCGACGGGTCAAAATGGGCAAACGGCACGCCGAAATTCGGGCACGGGTCACCGAACACGGGCAAGCGGAGCTGCTAAAGGCTTGGCGTTGGGTTTGGGAATCACGCCACCAACGCGCCCGCTTTTTGCGTGACGGCGGTTACGCTACCTATTCAACGTTTTTTCGGGCGAAGAATTGCCGAGACTACGTCGGCTTTTCGGCGGAATGGGATCCAAACGAAAGCACGCAAAGCGGCGGCGTTGATCTGTTTGATCTGCCCGCTGAAGCGTTCGACGAAGCCGGAAACATTATCGATTTCCAACAACAACCAAGGAACAGCAACCATGGCAACGGATAAAACGATCGGGGCAATGCTTGACCGCATTTCCAGCAACTACAGCAAATTTCCGAATTGGGCAGAGGAAAATCGGCAAACTTGGGCCGCAGGTTTGAAGCAATACCCCGATCGGGTTGTTGTTCAGGCCGTCAAACGCTGGATCAATGAGCAAGGCAAAAGCCCAAACGTTGCCAACATTCGCGGCGTTATCAAAGGCATGCCCCACACTGGCGAGCCCGAAAAGCCGCCCGGTTGCCGTCGTTGTGACTACAGCGGCCGCGTGGAAGTTGCGCACCATAGAAGCAGCCGAAACGGCGGGCCGGCGGTTTGCGATACGTATTTGGCCGCGTGCGATTGTCCGGCCGGCAGCCGGTTAGCAATGGGGGCCTATGCTTCTTGGGGTCCATTTGTGGAACGTTTGCGGGCTGATTCGTGGACGCTTGCGGTCTATCATTCGGAGCCCGAACAGCCGATCTTGGCAGACGTTCAGCGATTGAGCGCGCAGGTTTTGGAAAGCCAAACCGCGCGCCAACGTGATAACGTCAAGGGGTAACGCATGGCCGGGGGCGATATTTTGGCGAAAAGCAAATGCACGAAAGCACGGATTGATCGGGTAGCTCAGGGGATCCGGTTGGGTATGACCAACAAATTGGCGGCTCAGTACGGCGGAATTTGTGAACGGACGTTTCATTATTGGATGAAAGCCGCCGAACAACCGAACGCGACTAAGAATCATTTGCAGTTCTTGCAGGCCATAAAAGCCGCCGAAGCCGACAACGCCGCGCGGTGTTTGCTGGCCATTGACGAAGCCGCAACCGATGGCAGTTGGCAGGCTGCCGCGTGGATGCTGGAAAGGCGTCACCGGTATTTGCGGCCCAACGTCGTACAGTTGGAAACCAAGCCCGAACCGGAAATGGAAGTTGTGGATCCGACAGCCGAAGACGGCCGGGCGATCGTGATTGAACACGTTTCGCAACTGCCGGAAGATTTGATTTTGGCTGCGCTCAACCTGAAGAACGCCAGCAACGCCAAGTGAATTTCGACGTCGCATTAATTGCCCGTGTAGCGGAGCAGATACGGAACGATCCGCTTTACTTGTACGAACGCGGGGAGCCCGGCGCCGGTGGAATGTCGCCCGCGCAAAGGGCCGCGCACGTCAGCCAACACCCGCGCCGGCTGTTCATGGGCGGCAACCAAATCGGAAAATCCAGATTTCTCGCCGGAGAGGCATGGTGGCACGCGACAGCCCGGCACCCGTTCCGAAACGTACCCGCCGCCGGTTCGCATGGCTGGATAGTGTGCGCTGATCTTCGCGCCGGGTGGCCAAACATTAGCCGCAAGATGCGCGAGATTGAACCGCCCGGCGTACTCGATGAGCGGACCAAATACGACGACGCGCGCGGCTATACGTATATGGGTTCTAAAATGATGCGGCTCCGCAATGGTTCGATCATTGTTGGCAAGTCGGGCACGCAAGAATTGGTGGCTTTGTCCGGTGCGACGTTGGATTGGCTGGCTTTTGATGAGCCGCCAAAACAAGCCCATTTCAGCGAAGCCCGATCGCGTTTGGCCGTAAAGGCGGGCGCCTGTTTTATGGGCATGACGCCGATCGGCCGCCCGGTTGATTGGTTGCGAACGCATGTTGAAGGCGACGAAAAAACCGGCAGCGACCCGCGCGAAGATTGGGATCTACACCGGGTAGCGTTGAACGTTGAAAACTGCCCGCATCGAACTGAGGAAGACATTGCAACGCAGATCGCCGGCTATGGCCCTTGGGAGTTTCGACAACGCGTGTTGGGAGAATGGGACGGCGTTTCAATGGAACGATGGATCCCCGGATTTTCCGAATCGTGCGTGTTTGGCGATGAGAGCGCGCCGCCGCAAGTTGAAACAGTGGGGTTGGGTTGGGACCACGGCGAACGGCCGGGTTCGTCGGTCTGCTATTTGATCGGCGTGCGCAATGATCGGGTGTACGTTTTGGGCGAATGCGTAAGCAAAGAACGCAACACGCCAGCCGAAGAGGCCAAAGCCGTTTTAGCAATGCTTGCGCGGTGGGGCGTCAAGCCCGAACACATCGACGAAGCGCGCGGCGACAGCAACAGCGCCGGCCGCATGGGCATGGGTTTAAGCGTGAACGATATGCTCGAACGCGCCTTTGCTGATTTGGTCGGGTCAAGCCGTCCGCCGTTTTCGATTCGGGTTCCGTATAAAGGGCGCGGCTCGGTTAAAGCGCGGGCCCGAATGCTCAATGCGGCAAGCGTTGACGGGCGGTTTTTTGTGCATGAATCGTGCTCATCATTGATCCACACTTTGCGACATTGGCGCGGTGAAAACAACGATCTGAAA